AGATGCTTGAAAAATCTGGCATCTTTGTTTCTTGATTAAGTGTTTAACGCTCAGTACGCGACTACTGGTATCTCCTCAGAGGCAGCAATATTAATACTTAAGCTCCTTTTATATTAGCTTAATTTATCTAGGTGTTAATACGTCTGACCTACTGATCTTGTCTTCTACATCTTGAGTATAAGCAGTATCATTTAGGTATCTTGGATCGTTCATAGCTGCTTCTACCTCTTGAACAGATCTAAATACATCTCCTGATCTACCTAGATTTCCTCCTAAAAGATCTGGTTCTTGTCCCATAGCGTTTTGCCAAGCAAAAAACATTGACTGTACTGCGTTTCTAGCTCTTACAAAATCACCACTATTTACCTCACGGTTATAAGAAGTTAGTTCGTTTTGATCAAGAGTGTTAACAGCCCAGTCTCTAACAGCATCAAGATTTTCGATCCCACCGATAGTATCTACAACAGCTTCTTGATCTCCATCCGAGAGAGGTACATCCGGTACGTAGTTTGGGTCGTTTACTTCCTCCTCTGAACCTTCATATTGCTCTCCGTTACGGATAGCTTCTAACTCTTCAGGGGTTACTTCTTCCCAACCTTCACCTGGATGTTCATCATGGATTTCATAACCCATCTGGTCCAGTTGAGGTTGGATATCTGAAAAGTCTCCGTAATACTCTTCTCCTGATACTTCTTCTCCTACATCTTCTTGAGCAGCAGCTTGATCCTGAGCATCCTGATCTAGAAGAATCTGATCCTCTTCAGAGTAGGGTCCGGTTTGATTCTCACCTTGACCACCTGTGTTGAGTTCCATTACTTACCCAATTTTTAAAGATAAATCACTAAGTATGGTAACTCTTTTTTGAGCTTTCGTCGCCTTTATAAATACTTCATAAGTAGCTGGCTTTTCTTCTTTAAGTTGTTCGATCAGTAAGGAGTAACGATCAGTAGGCTTTTCTACTACTGGTTCTGGATCTTTAATATCAGGAACTGATTCTTCAGTAACTACTACTTTAGGTATAGAAATCCTTTTAGGAGCCTTAGCCTTGCCTGATTGAGTCATTTTCTGCTTTGAGTAGTGCAGCTTGCTTAGCAGGATCGTTTTGTGGATCTTGAGCTTGCTGCTGTTCCTGTGCCATCATAGCTTGCTGCTGTGATTCTTCCATTAATTGCTGATCAGATTTGATAAGCTTGTAGATATCTAAGCCATCAGAAGCAGCGAGTCTGACAATAAGTTCTCTGTTATTAACAAACTTACTCATTATTTCTGGTCCAAGTGTTTGAGCAAGAGTAGTAACAAATTCAATCAGCTTAGCTTTATCGTTACCTCTACCCAAAGCGTCAAGACCTGTAGTAATTCGAGGTTTCACCAGCTTGGTTGGAAGTTTAGGAAGACTTCCACGACGTTCCATTAGAGCCATCTTTCTGTTAACTAACGGCAACTGTAATTCAACAGAAAGTATAGAATATACCCCACCTAATCCTGATTCGAGTTCCTGGGCAACCATTCTGATCTCTTCCGCAGTCACTCGGTCCCGTCCTTGAGTACCAGCCTGGATAGCACTATTAAGTAGGAAAGCAAAACTAAGCCTTGTCTCTATACGACCCATTGTTTGCAGAGCTACAGACAAGTCAGCCTGTTTCTGCATTTGTAATGGGGCTACATCATTAGGATTGCCAGCCACAATAGAACCATTAGCAGCTCTGGCAAGAGAATCGGGTCTAGTAGTTCCATTCGGATTACACAGGAATATAATCTTAGCTGCTGCTGCTGAACCTTCTACGATTGCTTTAGATAAATATTCAAGAGACTTAAGATCGCCTAATAACTCTTCACAAAAAGAACGACCATAGGCTTCATGAGCTACTCGATAAAGTCTTAAAGGAATCCAAGGACACTTATCTATAGGTACAGAGCCTTGAGGTCCAACTGGTTTATCGTAAGCCTCTTGCTGCCAAATACATTTATCTCTCTTGTAATCCCATTTTATATAGGTATAAAGAAACACCGCTTTATCAACGTTCTTACCTTCAGCATTCTTAGGAGCAATACCTGGAGGAAGTACATCAGGATTAACCTCTTCTCTAACTACTACCTCAAGTATGTTTCCTTCTGGATCTCTATTAAGAACAAAAGATTTAAGGGGGTAAACTCTTGTACCAGTTTCTGCTACATAAAGTAAAGCGTTACCTCCAATAATTAGATGTTTAAGAGCTTCAAATAGAGCAGTCCTATCTCCTGACTCCTCTATATCTCTCATTACTGCTCTCTCCATTAGAGAAAGCTGTTGATCAAACTCTGATTGTAAGTCTTTAAAATTATCTAACTCTTGTTGTAACTTAATATCATCTACAGAAAGTCTAAAGAACGCTTGGTTAGGTGGTAACAAAGCGATCAAAAGTTTAGCCGCTAAGTTATTAACACCTCTAGCGCCCAGCCCTTGATAAGTAGTGTTAATTTTTGTGTAGGTGTTCTTACCACTACTACGGTCATTATCCGTAATCAACGTAGGTAGTGTGTATTTAGCACACTCAATCGCTCGATCTAAATATATACTTTTCTCTGGCTCTAGAAATTGATATCTAGAGGCAGCAGTACCTGTTTTATTAGCCAACGTTACCTCCTAGGCCACTTGCACCTGCGCCTGAACCTCCACCCCCACCGAGTCCAGAATCAATAGAAAGTTTGGTTCTCATGTGCTGTGGAGTAGCACGTTTAGCTCTTTTTTGAGATCTTACTTTTTGAGTTGAACCTTGTCTAGCAATAGCAGCTTGTAGTTGAGATCGGTGAATAGCTAAGTTAGATGATGCTCTTTGTTGAGCTATCTGCTGATTAGCAGCATCTTGAGCAGCCTGTGCTTGTTGAGCTTGTTGTGCAGTAGCCTGTCTGGATTGCTCAATTTGCAAAGTGAATTGTCGCTGTCTTTGAGCAGCTTCAGATTGCATTTGAGCTAGCTCTCTATTAGCAGCATCTCTAGCTGAACGAGTCTGAGCTCGCATAGCCTCTGCTTGTTTCCTAGCCTGTTTAGCAGCTTGGTATCCTGAGTAAGCGGTAGCCGCAGCACCTAAACCTAAAGCTAAAGCGGTTCCGGTAATGACAATCATTTAAAAAGTCCTCAGTTGTATTTAGTTTCTTCTTGGAGATTGAACTGATCCTTTAAATGACGTACAACCGCCACTTGTCCAGCACTAAACCAAATAAGTTTCTCTTCCATACTAATATCTGGAGCCTTATCTGGATAGACTTCATCTAAATATTTGACTATTTCCTCAGGGATGTGAGGAATCATAAGCCACCTAATCCGCCTTTCTTACTTCTTTCAATTAACTCTTTACCACTCTTAGATTTAGATCTAACTCTACCAGTAGGAAGAGAAGTACCAGGTTTAATAGTTACACCACTAACACCAGGAGCTGTTCCAGCTTTACCTTCTTTTGTTTTCCTTCTAGCTGCTTCTTCTTGTGCTTTTTTTACAGTATCAGCAGCAAGTCTCTGTTTTCTAGCTTCAATTGCTCTTGTACCAGCAGTAGTCCTTTTTCCAATTAATTCAGATTTTTCCCTAGTAGCTTTAGCAGTAGCATATTTACCTTGAGCTACTTTATAAGCAGCCTCACTTGCAGATTTCTGAGCAGCCCACTTACTCCTAGCTTCACTTAAATCTTTATCTATTTTAGCTCTACCAGCTTTCTGTTCTGCTAAAGCTTGATTATGTTCTGATGCTGCTGCTGCGTACTCTTTCTTAGCTTTTGTTCGTTCTCTTTCTGATGCACCAAAAGTAAGAACGTTTGTTAATGCTCTCTTTGGATTAGTAACTACATCCCTAACACCTCTACCAACAGCACTAACTGCTTTTCCTACAGTTTTAACAACTGGTTTAAATACTTTTTTAACTGTTTTAACAACTGGTTTAAATACACGTCTAACAGTTCTTCTAAACCATCTCCACTCAAACATAGTAGGAGCTAGATCTACCTCTTCTTCCTCTGGTTCATAAACGGGATCTACTGTCGCAAAAGCGTGGGCATAGTGTTGATCTTGAAGACCGAGCCTAATAAGAATATTAGTTCCCCAGTTTCTCCAGTTATTAAAATTAGGCATAGCTCGGTAAATCAGAATTACTTGTCTCGAAGAAAGCAGGCATTCTAGCCCGCTGGGTGTCATTTAAACCCTCCGTCTTTCCAGAATACATCAGATTATCAGACTGATCCAGCCAGAACTGCTTATTGAGATAGCGATCTTCAGCGTTAGTCTTTAAAGGCTGAAGAACCCAGTTAATGGTGGCCTTCCTAAGTTTATCCAAAGATTGACTATAAGATATC